AAAGTCTACACGCATTTCCAAGTGAACGAAACGATTAGCCAACGGTGCTGGCATACGATATGTAACACCTTTGTCTGCTTCGCGGTTACCAGCCGCAACAATCAAAACGTTATCTGGCAGTTTGTACTGTCCCACACGACGGTTCAAAATAAGTTGATAAGCGGCGGCTTGTACGCTAGGAGCCGCAGAGTTCATTTCGTCCAAGAACAAAATTACATTAGGGAATTTAGATGCAAGTTCTTCGGTGGGTAGTTCGCTTGGGCTACCCCAAACCATAGTGCCTGAATTGGTATCAAAATATGGAATACCTTTGATATCTGTAGGTTCCCAAAGGCTTAGGCGAATGTCAATGACATGGGCACCCATCTCTGCACCAATTTGGTGAATAATATCGGATTTACCAATGCCCGGAGGACCCCAAAGGAACAACGGACGCTGTTTCTTAAATGCCTTACGAATAGCGTTCTTTGCACCGTTCGGGCTAACTTGACGATTGACTACTTCTGCTTTTGCCATTACATGCTCCTGTGTTAAAAATGATTGCAATTAATTTCGCAGTATCATTAGTATAACGCCACTCCGCAGGAATGTCAACGTGATTTTTAAAAAGTTTTGTGGGTTTTTGGTAATTCGCGCTTCATAGCCTTAATCAAACCATATTTTCGAACATCGCCCGAAAATAAGTGTAGTTCTATGGCTTTACGCTCGCTCAAAACTGTAATTGAGTCTTCTGTAAGATGATATGGACAGTCCAAAAATTTGTCCAAATATAATAGTACCTGTGGTTTTAAATCCAAATCAGGTGGAAACGGAACTTCGTAAACTTTGATATCCAAAACTTCAGTTATGTAACGCAGGCCTTCGTCTGTTAGTCTGAGACTTTCACGCTCTTTGGCTCTGTTGTTTTTCCACCACAATCTTGTTTTAATTTTAAGATTTTCTTCGCTCAAAGCCTCTCCAGATTCTTTAATAAAAATCTTAGTATAGGCCTGCTTGGTGTTCATTTAAGTTCTTCGCCAGTGGTTAGTTTGTAAACAGCAAAGTCGGTTGAATTGAAAAGTGTATTAAGTTTCTTTGCCAAATTGTGTGCATGGCCAGGATTGCTAAAACTAACTTTTTTATATTTGCTTCCTGGATAACCGCTAAGACTATTTTGACTTTTTAAGTTAAAAGGTTTACCCTGATAGAATACCGCCCAAATTGCCTCGGCTTCTAAAATTTGGTCACTTTTAAATGTCTTCTTGTTAATTTTTTCCAATACAACTGTTGGCTTTGGGCGACTCATATATACGTTCCTCAATAATATACGTATATATTTATCCAAAAATTACATCTTTTGGTCCCAACTTCCTCCGTCCATTTCGACCTTAACTACAGTATCGTCCTTGCGAGATTCTTGTATTAGACCTTCATAGTTACCTGCTAGTCTAGTCATAACCATACCTAATGTATAGGCAAGATTTTTAGCAGTAGCCATGTCGAATCTAACTTCTCTTTGATTGCCTAAATCGGCACCCTTAATGGTTTGAAGCACCTGTTGTATTACCGCGGTATTGATTTTATTTTCTTGCATTTGATAACCTGTGTTTCATTTCTATTTCTGTTTTAAACGGTCCTTCATACGGATAACGTTCGATAGTAATTAGTTTAGGACAGAAACTACGCACCCAACCTTTATCAAATTTAATAATATAATATCCGGCGCAGTAAACACTTTTAGATTTATTACTCTTTGTAAACAACGGTAAATGACGTTTAACATCGAATAACGGATTGTATGGAAGTGTGCTAGTTGGATAACCGTGTACTTCTAAATCTTCTTCGGACTTAACTTTCTTTTCTAAAGTTTTCTTTATAAAAAATTCAGGACCAAATCGTTCTACAATTTTCTTTTTTGTATCGAATGTAGTAATAGCATTTTTAGAACTAAAGATATATTTCTTTTGTTCGGTGATTTTTAATACACCTACTTTATTGCCATTTTCTTCTACTATCCAAAACTTACCATCGACTACGGGTTTGGCGTGTATCTCTGTCATATTAGGACTCCAACAATTTTCTGTTTTGTTTTCACAAGTATCTTCGTACTGGCAAATTTTCATTTATGATATCTCGCATTGAGTGGTTCGGCATACTGCTGTGCTTGATCTGAAATCTTTTTAAGATCATATAATTGACAAAACTTAAGAAGACGTATACCGACCTGGCTTACATTCTTTTCTTTGTCGATATTATCTTTAATGGTACCGAAGATTTTTTCTTTAATATCGCTAGGTTGTGCCGCTAAATCTATTAACTGTCTATTACGTTCGTAGTCATCTTTAACACGATGTTCGACTCCGTTATGGTCTACCCAACGTTGCAACATGAGATTGTTCCAAGCGAATCCCTGTGCTTCTCTGTCTTTAAATGCTTCTTGTAGTTTGTTTACACGCACCTTAGGATATGCACTAAACACGTTATCGCTACTATCTCCACGAATACATTTTTCAAACAATAACCACTTTGGATCAGGAATTGCCTTAGGTTCTTTAGTTTTGTTATCTATAACAAGTTTACCTTTCTTGTCAAAGATACCTTCGTGTGTAATATGATGTTCTTGAACACCGTTATACTGACTCACGTTGGGCGCAATTAACTGTACAAAATCGCTGTCTGTTGAGATAATCACGTGCTTGTCTTCTGGATGACTCTGAATCCACCCAGCAATTAAGTCATCTGCTTCTAGTTCGCCGTGCTGTAGTACAGTACAGTTAGTTTTTTCAATAATAAATTCTTTGAACTTATCAAAACTTTCCCAGAATAGTTGATCCTCTTCTTGTTCTTTGACAGTTAATGCCGCACGAGCATCGCTACGATTGCGTTTGTACGGTTCGTAGTAATCTTTGCGCCATGAGCGACCTTCGAGGCAGAATACTACATGGCTACCGCCAAAGTCTTGCCAGGCCTTTTTGATACTGTTTAAAGTGATGTGAAACGCCATGCCAAGTTTAATGTCAGCATCGCCCTTAATTACGTGTCTAGCACGAAAGAATGTGTTAGCAGTATCTACTAAAATATATGTCATGAAACCTCAGACTTGCCTTCGGCAATCTTTTTAACATTAATAAATCCAGCACCTCTATCTGACATATCGATGCCCTCTTCGCTGGCTACATTTTTGCATAGTTCTCTAAACCAACGATCCACAATTTCTTCATCAGGATCGCCATCAAATCCATAACCCGCTTGTTTTAATTGTACTACAAATTCATCGTTCCAGTCAATCTCGAAGAAACCATTCTTTAAGTTATCTTTATTGACATGTGTCTCCAAAACAGCGACCCAAGGTTCTCCTTTGGCTGTAGCACGGTCTTTTGGAGTCATTTTAGCCAATTCTTCTTCGCGTTTGGCTACTGCTTCTTTGGCTGTTGCTTCTTCAGCACGGGCAAGTGCTTCTGCACGTTCTTTTTCTAGACGTTCTTTTTCTGCTTCTAATTTGTCTATGCCAAATAATTTTTTAATAATTGCTTTCATGTTTCCCCCATACCCGCGATTGCGGATAAAAAAATGCGTTTTCGTTTTGCCCCATATCCCAAATAATACTGCCCATTGTATTTCTTTCATTTAGTGGCAACGATTGAATAAAAGTATTTGTACTATAACGAACACCTTTAGTTATTGGTTTAACTTCGTGTACCCAAAGAGGATCTGCTGGAAAAATCATAGCATCTCCTTTATTCAATTTAACTTCGTATCTGCCATTCCAAAAAGTAAATTCGCCACCTTCATAGTCGTCATTTAATGAAATAGTACAACTGGCGTGAATCATTTCCTCCCAATCCACATGAGGATGTATCCATTCGCCGACTTCGTATTTCATAAGTCGGTGCATGTGGGAAAATCTTAAAGATTTTTTTAATGCTGTAGTGTGAAACGCTTTAAACTCTTCTAGATATGTTATCCAATCTTCGATAATTTTATTTGTATGATTATGTACTACTAAAAAGTTTTCTGTATCAGGAATTAACTCTACTCTTTTAAAAGTAGAAGTAGTCATTTTATTAGTTACGGCGTGTATGCAACTTTCTTGAACCGCACTGGCAGAACGCAATTCGTATTCGTCAATTAACGAATTGCATTGGTCTTCTGTTAATGCGTTTCTAACAACAAAAATTAAATCGGATAACTTTATATCTTCCATTTATGTTCCCCACTCATTTTTAAAGAGTGGAACTTGTAATCTATCGCTGTAGCGTAAACCGTTTTTCATTGCTAGTTCCGCTACACGCCTGTTGTTAAGAGTATAGACACTTTCAACGCCACCCACGGGCATAAGATATATAGGACCGGTAAAACCATTTTCTCTATAAATGTCAGCAGTTTCAATTGCTTCCTCCGCATCTTCTTCTGTGGCCACTACAAATTTAAGATATGTATGACCGTATTCTTCGTATTCACAAACTACGTCTGGACGAATTGCTTCGTGACGTTCTTCACCGGAGCAACTTAATTTAGCACTAACACTAAATGTAACTTCTCGCCAAAAATCTTTATCGCTGTGATATTTCCATGTGTGCAGATATTGCTTGAACTCGTCGGTGAGTTTTTGAGTACCATTCGTTTCAAATGTAATCTCTTTTAAGTTTGTCATTTTTGGATGGTCGAGCAAGTCTGGATACGCTCGTTGCCATCCAAGCAAAGGTTCCCCTCCGGTAATGACCAAGTGTTCGTCTCGCCATTCGTTGAAGGGTAGAATCTCTGCGATCCTGTCTGCGATGGCGTCTGAAGTGAGCATTGGACTAAGATCCTTAAAGCGAGGATCCCAACTAGCATAACTATCACAGCCCGTAGATACCAAAGGAAGTTCTTCATATTTTTTATATGGGGTTCGTTCATGTTGGATTGCAATATCTTCAACTTCTGTACTTAGTTCACCTTTTGGTAATCCAAAGCCAGCACATTTAAAGTTACAACCAAATGTTCTCAAGAAAACAGACGGTACACCCATGTAACGTCCTTCGCCTTGAATACTATAAAATAATTCTGCAATTTTTAATTTGCTCATATACAGTCACCTTGTTCTGCCAGTTTACTGGCGCTTGATTTTTCTTTACCTGCTTGTCTAAACAGTTTAACATCTTTAATTGCAGATTTCAATGTTTCGGCATAATTCAGTGCCTGTTGTTCAGTCATAGAAATAGTTGTTTCAACGGTCACTGCACCAGTTGTCCAAAGTTGCCAAGTTACTTTCAAACGAGTCCATAGCCCATTAATTAAATCTTTAACAAACCAATCAATCTCTTGTAGATACGGACTATCAATATCGTATCTTTTTTCAACTAGTTCAGACCAATAATCAGTTTTAGCAGTTGCGTAAATGTTTACATTAATACCAGTCTCACTAGATTCAACTTCTACATTGTGATCGTGATACTCTTGCCCGCAACCGCAGACAATTTGATAAAACTTAGTGTCGCCAAAGTCACTGCGTTTTAGAATTCCTTCTGCTGGTTGCTCTAATTTCATTGTTTGAACATCTCTAAGTTAATAATTTTAGCAACACGCTCGCCAATATCTTCTCCGTTAGGAATCACATAAGTTTGACTTTCGTGTCTATCTTTACGGTCATCGTAGTGTCTTACATTTAAAATTTTACCACCGACGGCGGTGCTTAATTCGAAAGTGATTCGTCCTTCACCTTCTGCACGACCGCGTTCTATTGCTTGTGCTGTTCCGATTGCCAATTTATACTCTCTTTCTTTCATAGTTGCTTCTTCGTACTTGTGTCGATTATCCCACATATCGCGGACTTTTCCATACAACCATTTATCGACAAAATTCATTTGCATGTCTCCAACCATTTATCAAGAATATTTACAGCATCATTGAAATCGATACCATATACTTCTGCACTGATAACATTGTCTTTGATTTGTATATCAAACGGAACAGTTCCGTTAAATCGAAAATCTTCGGGAACATCTGTCTCTACAATATACTTGTGTAGATTTTTTGCTCTATTAATTAAATTAGTCGCCATGTCTACTGAATTCATCTTGGTGCAAACTCCTGTTGTAGTTTAATGTTATCAAAGAACTCTTTCTTTGTACCAGCATCGTCTTTGAACGCACCTTTAAGTACAGTAGTTTGAGTTAATGAACTATGTGCCATAATGCCACGATTCTCACAGCATCCATGAACTGCCTGAATATAAACGCCAATATCACTTGCGCCAGTGGCCTTTTCAATTTCTCTGGCTATGTCGTTACACAATTCTTCCTGTAAGGTACCACGACGAGCGCACCATTGCGCGATTCGTGTGTATTTTGACAGCCCAATGAGTTTTTGGGCGGCGATGATTCCGATGTAGGCAACACCAGAAACAGGCTGATGATGATGACTACACATACTACGAAGCTCACTCCTAACCACCAACATACCCTCATAACGATCTTCGCTATCGTTAGGAAACGCTGTTGCATCTGGTGCTGGTTCATATCTTCCTGCCATTATTTCGTTAAAGTACATTTTTGCTAATCGTTTCGCTGTACCGTGCGAGTTAGGATCTGTCTCTCTGTCAATAAGAAGTTTGTCTAAAACACTTTCAAATGCCTCAGTTGCTTCTTTGATTAGTTGTTCTTTGACTAGATCAGATTCGATGTATTCGCTGATGTTATCTCCTGCCCAGAATCTTTTTCCGTCTAGGACCATCTTTTCGCGAATCGCTTGTGCTAAATTTTTTTCTGACATTATTTCTCCGAGTTATAGACGAGGATGTCTATGTAATATAATATAGTTTATTTAGGTTTTTGTCAACTAAGTGCGTATACTTTTCTTATCAATATGTTTTGTTCATATCGTAATCTACGG